CGTGGCGGTGAGTTTATTGAAAGCGACCTTGCCACGGCTGCATCTGATCCCGAACTGGTGCGGAAGACGGTTGCTGAGATTGTGGAACTAAGTGCGGATCGCAAAAGCTGGCTGGTGTTTAGCAGCGGCGTCAATCATGCCTACATGCTGAAAGATGAATTTGAGGCCCACGACATTGATGTCGGTGTGGTGACAGGTAGTGACAGCAGCGCCGTGCGCGAGGCAACCATTGCAGACTTTAAGAGCGGCTATCTTAAATGCCTGATTAATGTCAATGTGCTAACGACTGGATTTGATCACCCTGCCGTTGACAGCGTTAGTTTGTGTAGAGCAACCGCAAGTTGTGGCCTCTATATCCAGATGATTGGGAGGGGTACGAGGGTAGCCGAAGGAAAGAAGGATTGTCTGGTCTGTGATTTCGGTGCAAATGTTGAACGGCACGGATTTATTGATAGGGTAAAACCCAAGGATAAAAGCGCGGGGGCAGGCGAGGGTACGGCACCCGTAAAGCAGTGCGAGGCTTGCCAGACCATGTGCCACTCTGCCTGCCTACAATGTCCAGAATGCGGGTTTCAATTCCCGCCACCCACTTTGAACCACAATTCAAACAGCTATTCTGGGGCCATGCTTTCCAGTCAAGTGCAGGCCGAATGGGTGGACGTGGACAGTGTGATTTACAAAAGGCACAAAAAAGAGGGCAAGCCTGATTCGATCAAGGTCACGTATTACGCTGGGCTGCTGTCGGTAAACGAATGGCTATGCCCAGATCATGGTGGCTATGCCGCCAGTAAGTATCAGGCGCGGCGGTCAATGCTGGCGTCTGGTGCTGATACGACAGACGAGGCGATGAATGAGTGCCAGTGGTGGAATTGGCCTAGCAGAATAAAGATAAAGCCAAGCACCTACGATCCGAAGTATCACGAAGTTGTTCAGTTCGATTACACAAAGGTGGAGAGAAAACATGAGACACAAGAAGGCCCGTTCGCAGACTTTAGTCTTGAAGACATCCCATTCTGAACACAGTGAACAGGTGGGATTTGTTAATTGGTTTCGGGCGAAGTATCCAAAAGTTTTAATCTTTGCGATCCCCAATGGTGAGAAGAGATCGATTAGCGTGGCGACACGGCTGAAGGCAGAGGGGGTAACGCGGGGAATACCCGATCTTTATATCCCCTCCTGCAATTTGTGGGTCGAAATGAAGCGGGTCACGGGTGGGAGACTTTCCCCCGATCAGAAAAAAATCATTAGTTATTTAGAATCGGTGGGGCATACTGTGATTGTGGGCAAGGGCGCAGGCGATGCGTCGAAGCAAGTGCTGGAGTTTTTGGAAAAATGACCATTGAAGTCGCCCCTGCCAGTTCGTCTGATTTGACTTATATTGACAGTTTGCAAAAGAAGAATGCTGAAGAATTGGCATTTTATCCACAGCAAGTTTTTGAGCGTGAGGTCGAAAATCACAGAATATTATTGGCACGGGTAAACAATGATCCAGCAGGATATATTTATCATGGATCATTTGGTGATACCTTGAAAATACATCAAGCGTGTATTCAGTACGATTTGCGCGGTCAACTTTATGGTGCGGAGCTTGTTCGTTTTTTAACTGAGATGGCAAGAGGCATGGCAAGCAATGCAATTTCGTTGCGCTGCGGATCGGACATAGAAGCAAATGGTTTTTGGAGGTCAATGGGGTTTGAGTGTGAGCGCGTCACTCAAGGTGGGATACGGCGCAGGCGAGATATAAATCATTGGTTTTTACAGCTACAACCTACGCTATTTCCAATGATAATTACTGAACCGTCAAAAAAGAAAAAAGACGCATCTGTGTGGGCGAAGGGCAGAAAAAAAGGATTTTCTCAAAACAGTTTTCGCCGTGGAAAATCAACAGTAGATTATCGCAAGTCAATTGAAGCGGCTGTAAAGGAATAATCACATGGCTAAATGGAGCTTAAAGGACATGATAAATCGGGAGGAATATGAGCGTGTTTGCGAAGAGAACAGGGAGTTAAAAAAGTTACTGCTGGAGAAACATTACGATGATCGGCGCAAATCAAATTTTGCTGATTATTTAGAAAGAAATCTAAAACAACGGGAGAAGAAAATGAAAAGTTTAACACCAGCGCAGGATTCTGAACTGAAATTTTTGCGAGGAATAGTTGATCGATGCCAAGAAGCGGCGTATAAATCTGAACCGCTTCCTAATGCAAAGCAGAATTTATGGGCGGCACAGGAGGAGCTTGACCGCTACGTCAGCAGCCTTCGCAAAGACGATTACCACATCTAGGGAGAAAAAGATGACAGAAGATGAGCTAGGCCAGAAAATGCTGGAGTTTGAGCGCAGCCAGACAAAAATCATTAGAACCACTGGGAATGAGCTTCTGATAGGCAAGCCAATGCGACCCACTTTGCCGTGCGATATGGAAGAGCCACGGCCCAGCCGCACAGACACTGGCGCGTTTACCCCAATTTTGAGGGCGCTAGAAAAACACGGGCCAATGACCAGTCGAGACTTGGCGCGGCTACTGAAGAAAAACTCACACAATGTTTGTGGCACAGTTCGCCACGCCGTGACGGCTGGACTGGTTGATCAGACGCCTCACTCTATTCCAAGAGATGAAGACGATAAAACAAACGGCCACATGGATTGCTGGCTGTATCATATAGCTGCCTAAAAATCATCGGGGGAAAGTCGCCCATTTTGGCTTCCCCCGATATTAAATGTATTTAATTTGTATTTGCCTATTGTAACTCCTGATATATCTGTTATGTATAATTGTATAGCAACCAAGGAGAGATCAAATGAAAACTGTTCAAGACTATATCAACTTAGCATGGAAACAATTTCAAGAAGACGGCACCTTTGCCGCCAAGGCTCACCAGAAAGAGGCGCTGGGTTACTTGAACCTCGCTTATGAAAATGTTCGCAACGCCAACCAGACTTGGCAGCTTGCGCCTGAGACCCGCGCCACAGATGAAGATTACTGGGCATTGCCTTTCGATCTTCACCAAATACGTGACAAGCACACCCGCTTGTTTAAGGACGATCTCCGCGCTGATCTGGCTCGTTTGGTTGAGCTTCGCCGTGTGTTCAAAGAAAGCACAGTGGTCAAGCCTGCGCCAAAAGATGACCGCATCAGCGAAAAGCAAAAGCAAGTCACTGAGACCGTTGTTGACATGATCAATCGCCGTGTCGCCCAGTACCATCAGGCAGTCGAGCTTGGCCGTCTCTTTGGTGACTTGCCAGTGTCTGTCACACCTCACCTTGTGACCAACGAACACAACACAACTTTCACCCGCTGCTTTTATTACCTTAACGGCAAGCTCACAGCTCTGTCAGTTATCATGGCCGCGCTCGACACGCTGAAGCGTGAAGAAAAAAAACCCCGCTACACAGACGTAGTAGATGCCCCCGCAGACTGGCAGTTTTAACCCAACAGGGGGCCATCGCGCCCCCACCAATCAAGGAGACAGGCCAATGATCCCCTGCCCAGAGTGCGACCACACCGATTATCACGGCAAGGTCGAAAAGGAAGTCCACCAGAGATTTGGTGGCACACTAGAGCCTGTTGGAGAATGGGTCGATTGCGATTACTGTGATGGCAGTGGCGAAATTGAGGAGGAAGACGATGGGTGATAAAACGGTGATTAAGTTTCCATCTCTGTCCGATTTGGATCGGCAGTTTGAAGAGCTTGAAAGGCAGCGTGAATTAATCAGGGAGCAGGCCAAGCGGATCAGGAAAATCAGAAGCCGTCCTTTAACCCATCCAGAATCTCACTGAGAGTGGGCCTTTTGTCTTTCTTTTCATAGACGCACTGAAAAACACGGGGGCATTCAGAGAACGACAGCGTTGGATAGTGATATCCAAGCCCCCCAAATCCCGCTGAGAAGCGATAAACGCAAATTTTCTGACCAGTATTTTTGTCAGTAATCCGCTTCCACAAACTGCACGGTACGTGCGTGGGATTGGCAACGCCAGCCAGCGTTACAGACATCAATAAAACTTTAATCATAGGGCAAGCGCAATCAGATAAAGGCCACCGCCCAGTACAGAAACAATGCCCAGAGCCAATCCCGTGATGGCGATATTGTTTGCCATTTGGCGTCTGCTTTCCATTGCGGCGTATACCGTGCGCTCTCGCTCTGCCCT